TTCCTCTTCCTCTTCCTTTTCCTCTTTCAAATCATATGCTTCAATCATATGCTTTGCAATTTCTCGCCAATTGACGTTATCGAGAAACGCCCTTGCATAATCGAGCGCCAAGCCTTCCTTGGCGTCACATTCTAACATTTCATTGCAATAATCTTTTAAGCATTCACCTAATTCATAGGCATAAGGCTTATTCCATCCCATTTCATGCGGGTTAATTCCATCAATCATTTCAAGATTGACTCTCCAAGTTTCGTAATTTGTCCAACCATTATAAGTTGACATGGTGTTTACCTTTCACATTGCCCAAACAAAAATCGCGCCAAGAAACAAACCAAGCGCTGCAATCTCAACTATTGCTGATAAGATTTGTCTAATCATGATCTTTGCCTCTCAAAGTGTTTGCGCTTTGATTGCTATTGTGTAGCCAAGCTCTTTGATTGTTTGGATTGCGGCAAGTGTAAGAGTTTTATTGCCAGTCAACTTTGCAAGTTTTTTTGCAGTGTCGCAGATTGGATAGATAGTCTCATTGCCGTAAACATTTTTAATCTCAACTGTGATAGTCATTTGATTTGCCCCTTATGTCGTCACTTGACGTTCTCTTTATATCGCCTAGTCCAATAAGACACAAGTAAAAAATTGCATTGTCATAAAATTATTTTTGGGCAATTGTTAAAACCTATCAAAACAATTTTTTAATAGACTCAACCTATGCCGTTCCAAAAAGGTCACACAATAAACGCGGGCGGGCTCACAACCCGGCAAATGGGAATCAAGCGAAGGCTTGAAGGTTTAACAGTTAAAGCCGTCAATGCGCTTGAAAAAACCTTAGACGATGAAAACGCCAGCCATTCAGAAAGGCTCGCCGCCGCGAAGGAAGTACTTGACCGGGCGCTTGGACGAGCTAAACAACAAGCCAATGTGACCGTTGAACACAATGCGTCACCACACCTTTCAGCGCTGATTGAGCTTGCCGCGACCACGGCTTTACGCGTAAACGAGCCAGTTACAATTGAAGCTCAACCCATTGATAACACAAGGCTTTTAAATTCAAAAGATGAAGAGGCTTGAACGTGGGAACCGATAAGGCGAAGAACCCCCCCGGTCCCGTTGGGGCCCCCTTGGGGCCTGACAATGGACAGCAGGGTGATTCTGTACATACAAAAAATGCCCAGACCCCCCATGGGCCCCCAAGCGCAAAAGGGATAGCCCCCGAAAATATAAAGACAATGGAACAGGCTTATTCCTATTTCATTGAGATATATCGGACTCGGCCTGTAGAATTTGTTGAGGATGTCTTAAAAGCTAAACCGCTGCCTTGGCAAAAAGAGTTCCTGCTGGCTATTGCTCGCGGTGAACGGCGAATCAGTGTGCGAGCCGGGCACGGTGTGGGTAAGTCCACCGCCTGCTCATGGGCTCTAATCTGGTTCATGTTCACACGTTATCCACAGAAATGTGTGTTGACCGCCCCCACCGCCGGGCAGCTCTTTGACGCCCTGTTTTCGGAAGTAAAAAGGTGGATCAACGCGCTGCCCCCATTCCTAAAGGACAACATCGACGTTTTCAGTGATCGTATTGTTCTCAAAGCTGCGCCTGAATCCTCGTTCATGTCTGCGCGTACCAGCTCCGCAGAAAGGCCAGAGGCGCTTGCGGGTGTTCACTCCGAGAATGTTTTGCTGATCTGCGACGAGGCGTCGGCTATCCCTGAACCTGTGTTTGAATCGGCGGCGGGGTCGATGTCGGGGCACAGTGCAACGACAGTGCTGATTGGGAACCCCACCCGGAACACCGGACTGTTCTTCAGGACGCACCACCAGCTCAAGAATGATTGGTTCACCATGCACGTCTCGTGCACGGACAACCCGCTCGTGGCTGCGGACTTCATCCAGCAAATCAAGGCCACCTATGGCGAAACCAGCAACGCTTTCCGAGTCCGAGTGCTTGGTGAGTTTGCCATGCGCGAAGACGACGTGCTGATTGCGGCGGAGTTGGTTGACAGCGCAATGGACCGAGACATTGCGCTAAACCGGGGCGAGGACATAATCTTCGGAGTGGACGTTGCGCGGTTCGGTGACGACCGCACGGTGATTTGCAAACGGCAAGGGCAGATTGTCACGGAGATCAAGACATGGGCCAACACCGACTTGATGGAGACAGTCGGGCGGATTGTCCACGAAGCTGAGACAGACGCACCTGCGGAGATTTGCGTTGACAGCATCGGGCTAGGCAGTGGCGTGGCTGACCGGCTGCGGGAACTTGGGTTCAATGTCAGGGACGTGAACGTATCGGAGTCTGCGGCCATGAACCCGCAAGCGGCCCGGCTGCGCGACGATTTATGGCTCACGGTGCGTGACTGGCTCAACCAGAGAACCTGCAAACTGCCGAAACTCGACGACCTGCGAGCAGAACTTTGCAGCCCGACCTACACGTTTACTTCAACTGGAAAGATTAAAGTCGAAGGGAAATCAGAGTTGAAACGGCGCGGCCTGCGGTCCCCAGACATTGCCGACGCATTGTGCCTGACTTTTGCCAGCAACGCGGCGATGGTTGGTGGCAGAGCATCCAAATGGGTTGCTGGCAAATCGCTCAAGCGTGGAATCACTGGAATTGTATAAAGCTGCAAAAGCAGGTATTATCCCCGCATAATTCACAGGGATTTAAGCATGAAAAGCAAATTTGATGGTTTGCACGACAACATCATGTCGGCGGAAAACAATATGTCCCTGACCCCGCAAGGTTCGGGCGGCTACGACATGCACCCAGCAACGCTTGCGCCCCAACGCGCCAGCCTGCGTCCCCAGAGCGCAGCGCAACATGCTTCGACTGTCAAGGCAGGCCGAGTTTCAGCAATGCGACGTAAGGCTGCGGCGGGAACAACTTTTACTCCAAAGATGGGAATGTGATTATGAAGAAAGTAAACAAGAACGGCAGCAAGATGCAGTTCAACAAGGGCGCGAAAGCTCCTGCGAACTTCAGCAAACCAAAAAGCCAGCCACGAGTTAGCGGAATTGTGAACAAAGGCGCTAAAGCGCCAGTGCAGTTCATGAAGGCAGTCAAAGCTGGCGCGGGTTCAGCGTCCGACAGTTCAACTGGTCAGTTCACTGAAAAGGGCAATGGCGCTGCGGTGCGTCGTGCGGCTAAAGCCAACAAGACCAGCTACGGCAGCAAGAATGTCGGCGCGGACATTGGCGGAGGCCAAGAGTAATGAGCGTCCTGCTACGGGATTCGGATGACCACCTTTACCCCGTAGTCGTCGGGAAGGAGGGCGCGGTTAGCGTCCTCACGGTGTCGAACACATCCATTCAGACTTCAGCTTTTGCGGAAGGAGTCACATTAGTGCGGGTGGCAGTGGCGGAGAACTCACACTGTCATTACGCTTTGGGAACAAACCCCACGGCCAACACCACTACTTGCTCAATGATCCCGCAGAACTCGTTCCTGCACATTGCAGTAGCTCCCGGTCAAAAACTTGCGTTCATTCGTGGCGCAAACCAAGACATTGCGGTTACTGTAACCGAATTACTTAACTGAGGCTGACATGATTGAAGAACTTGTCTCACGCGCATTTGCAATTCGTAACGCTGCTCATACAGCGCATTGGGCCACAAAGTCTTTCGCAGAGCATATGGCTCTTGGCGATTTCTATGACGGCGTGATCGACAAGATCGACGGCATTGTTGAGGCTTATCAGGGCTGGTTTGGTTTAATTGGCGAAGTTCCAACCAAAACTATCAGCAAAGACAACATCGCTGCGAAAATCGGCGACGAGGCTTTGTGGATTTCCGAGAACCGCGAAAAGATTGCAAAAAACACCACTATGGTGGAAAACCTTTTGGACGACTTGCTCGACTTGTATTCGACCACACACTATAAACTCGTTAACTTGAAGTAGGAGCTATTATGCCTATCAAGTATGAAAAGTCGATTGCTGACCGCATAAAGGACAAGAAGTCTGGCATGAAGGAAGGCAGCAAAGCCGAAATGAAATCAGACAAGCCTGCGATGAAGAAGCCGAAAGCAAAACGGAAGTAACCAGATGCAGGCTCTTGTCTTTACTGGCGGTGAGATCATCCAGATCGCCTTGACGGTAACTCTAATGTTTATGGTGATGAAATGCCGTTAACGGAAAAAGGCCAGAAGATATTGGGCGCAATGAAAAAAGAATACGGGGCCAAGAAAGGCCAATCCGTATTTTATGCCAGTATCAATAAAGGCAAAGTCAAAGGCGCGGAAGGCAAAAAGGCCAAGCCAAAAGGAAAGAAATAATGGCGGGTGCAGAAGAATACGCCCCCGGTCTTAACGGGGATTCGACCGACGCGCTTGCGTCGCGCATCCCCGGCAGTGCGTTTGAAGCAGCGCCGAACCAGTTCAACCTGCCGCCCGACAAGACTCATGAGGAAATGTCGCAGTCGGGATTTGAAGCGTCGGTGAAATCTGCGATTGACGACGCGGTGGATTACATTGACGGCTTCATTGCCCCGGCGCGTGCGCAAGCAACGCAGTATTATCGCGGCGACCCTTTCGGCAACGAAGAAGAAGGCCGAAGCTCAATTGTCATGACCGAAGTGCGTGACGTTGTGCAGGCGATGATCCCGTCGCTCCTGCGGATTTTTACCGCAAGCGAGAACTGCGTTGAGTACACCCCGCGCACCGCTGCGGGGGTGGAGATTGCTGAACAAGCCACCGATTATGTGAACTTTGTTTTTTATAACGACAATCCGGGATTTTCGATTCTGCATTCGGCGTTTAAAGACGCTCTTGTGCGCAAGACTGGTATCATCAAATGGCGCTGGGCTGAAGACACCGAAATTACGCAAGCTGATTATACTGGGCTGGATCAAGCGCAAGTCAACCTGCTCATGCAGGACAAAGACGTTGAAGTGGTGAAGCTCGAAGAGATCACGGACCAACAAACAACAATTGGACCTGACGGTCAAAGTGTGTCGCCTGCGACGACGACATACAACATGACGATCAAGCGCAGGATTCCAAAAAACAAAGTGGTCATTGAAGCAGTGCCACCTGAAGAATTTCTGATTGCGCGTGAAACTCGCAGCCTTGATACTTCTGGTTACATCGGCCACCGCTCGCTCAAGACCATGAGCGAACTTGTAGCCATGGGTTACGACCGCGACGAGATCGAAAAGTTTGCCGGTCAGGGCGACGTGTTCAGCATCAACTACGAAGCTCAGACCCGTAACCCTGCAATTATGTCGTTCATGATGCACGCGGATAATCCAGACCCGGCCATGCGCCGCGTTCTTTATGTCGAATCATATGTTCGTATTGACAAAGACGGCGATGGGATTGCGGAACTGCGCAAGGTTTGCAGCTTGGGCAACGCCCACCACATCCTGCACGATGAAGTTGCCACGGATGTACCCTTTGCGTTTTTCTGCCCCGATCCAGAACCGCACATGATGATTGGTCAGTCGATTGCGGACCAGACTGCGGATTTGCAGCTTATTAAGTCAAGCATCGTGCGCAACACAATGGACTCGCTGGCGCAAGTCATTCACCCGCGAACTGTTGTGGTCGAAGGCCAAGTCAATCTCGACGACGTGATGAACAACGAAACCGGCGCGATCATCCGCGCCCGGTCCGCTGGTGCGGTGCAACCATTGTCCGAGCCATTTGTCGGTCAAGCGGCCATGCCCTTGATTGCGTATATGGACCAAATCCGTGCGCAGCGCACAGGCGTGTCTCCTGCATCGCAAGGGCTTGATCCAGACGTGCTTCAGTCCACAACCAAGTCCGCCGTGACTGCAACCGTCCAAGGGGCGCAAGAACGTATTGAACTGGTTGCGCGGCTCTTTGCCGAACAAGGCATGAAGCGGTTATTCCGTGGCCTGCTAAAGATGTTGATCCGCCACCAAGACCAACCGCGAGTTGTTAAGCTGCGCGGCAAATGGGTCGAAGTGAACCCGAAGTATTGGGACGCGGACATGGACGTGCAAGTGAATGTTGGCCTTGGCCGAGGAACCAGCCAAGACCGTATGCAAATGTTGTCCATGATTGCTGCCAAGCAAGAACAGATCATGCAAATCCTTGGACCTGCCAATCCATTGGCCCCCGTGGACAAATACCGCAACACTCTTGCACAAATTGCCAATGAAGCCGGGTTCAAAGACGACACACGGTATTTTGGGCAAGTTGATCCGCAGATGATGCAGCAAATCATGCAGCAGAGCCAGAACAGCAAACCCGACCCAACGACCATGTTGGCGCAGGTTGAAGCACAAAAAGTTCAGGCGTCGATCTTGCGCGAGAACATGAAGACGCAGGCCGACATTCAAGACGCTTTGCGCGTGGACGCCAGAGAACGCGAAAAGGCACGGCTGGACGCGATGGTGCGGCTGGCCGACATTGAAGCAAAGTACGGGACACAGGTTAACGTCGCGCACATTGAAGCGGCGATTGCCAGAGATCAGGAGCTGGCTAAGGCCAACATCGACGCCCAGACGCAGCACAACATCGCTGCGCTGAACGCGATGAGCCCGCCACAAGGACCGGCAAATGCAGGATCATGAATTAGTTAAAGAAGTTAAAGAGTTTGCCAAGTCCGAAGCCCTTGACATTCTGCTAAAGCGGATCGAGGCAAATTACATCGAAAAATGGAAATCTACCCCGGAAAACGGGGGCGATACGCGAGAACACTGCTGGTGCATGGTTCTCGCGGTTAATGCGTTGCGTGACGAAATTGCAAACGTCGCGCAGACCGATAAGGTCAACGAATATAACCGCCGATTGCACGGCAAACTCACTTAAGGTATAACTACAATGACCGACACGGCCAACACAGCCACCGGACTAGCAGGCGCAGCCCAGAGCTTTGAAGCATTGCTTGCCGGGGGTAACCCCGATCTCAACGTGCCAGAAGTAGCGGATGCACCAAACGAAGCCTTTGCCGAACAAGCAGAGGCGTTGCAAGGTGAAGTCGAAGGGGATGAGACGGCAGACGTTTCCGAGGAAGTGGAAGCTGCCCCCGAAGGCGACACCGCCGCAGACGACGAAAGTTCCGAGAGTGCGGAACCAGAAGTTCAGCTTGTCACCGTCACTGTTGACGGCAAGACACAGCAGATTCCTCTGGAAGAAGCAGTTAAGGGCTATCAACGACAAGCGGATTATTCGCGCAAAACAGCCGCTCTTGCCGAGGATCGTAGATCACTCGAAAATGAACGGAATGCGGTAGTACAGGAACGGGCGCAGTACGCACAACTGCTTGGTGCTTTGCAAGCGCAGCTTCAAACGCTGCAACCGCAAGAACCAGATTGGCAGAAGCTCTACGACACTGATCCTGTGGAATGGGTTCGGCAGCGTGAAGTTTGGAGAGACTTGCAAGAAAGACGGGCAGCAGCTCAGTCAGAATCGCAACGTCTTCAGGCTTTACAACAAAGAGAAAACCAGTCGAAGCTTGCCAGTCAGGTACAAGACAACCGGCAAAAGATGCTGGAAGCTGTGCCTCAATGGAAAGATTCGGCAAAGTGGGAAGCTGATAGGTCAAAAATTCTCAATTACGGCAAGAAGCTTGGCTTCACCGACGAAGAATTGACACAGACCTATGACCACCGTGCGGTGGTCGCGCTTTACAAGGCAATGCAGTACGATTTGCTTACGGCCAACAAGCCACGGCCAGTCGTAAACAACGGCCCCAAAAGTGCACCTGCTGGTTCTTCTGCAACAGCTCCGAAAGGCCAAACCGAAGTTACCCGTGCGAAACAACGTCTCGCCAAAACCGGGAAAGTGGCGGATGCCGCAATCCTATTCGAAGGATTCTTTGACAGTTAAGGTGACTTAAAATGGCTATTGCAACGAATACGCTTACACGCTACGACGGCTATCGTGCCGTCCGCGAAGACCTCGCAAATGTGATCTACAACATCTCTCCCGTCGATGTGCCTTTCATGAGCAACATCGGTCGTGAGAACGTCAAGAACACATACTTTGAGTGGCAGACAGACGCCCTTGCCGCTGCTTCTACAACGAACGCCCAGCTCGAAGGCGACGACGTTCAGGGTACAGCGGATGCGCGTACACCCACCAACCGCGTTGGTAACTACACCCAGATCAGCCGCAAGGTTATCGAGACTTCTGGTACTCTGGAAGCCGTCGATAAAGCTGGTATGCGTTCTTACCTCGCCTACGAACTTGCCAAGGCTGCTTCTGAATTGAAGCGCGACATGGAAGCTACTCTGACTTCCAACAGCGTCGCCGTCGCTGGCAACAACACCACTGCCCGCAAGACCGCTGGTCTGGGTGGCTGGCTCATCACCAACTCTGACAACGGTGCAACCGGCGTTGACCCGATCATGTCGTCTGGCGCTGGTAACTTTGACGGTTACCCTGCAACAGCCGCAGTTGACGGTACAGCCCGTGCGTTCACTGAAGCTCTGCTCAAGACCAACATTCAGGAAGTCTGGGCGCAGGGTGGTGACCCCAAGGTTCTCATGGTTGGCCCCTTCAACAAGGGCGTCGTTTCCGGCTTCACCGGCATTGCGACACGCTTCCGTGACGTTCCCGCTGGTCAGCAGGCCGAAATCATCGGCGCTGCCGATGTGTACGTCAGCGACTTCGGCACTGTGAACGTGGTTCCGAACCGCTTCCAGCCTGAAAAGAACGCTTACGTACTCGACCCTGAGTACGCCAGTGTTGCCTACCTGCGTAACTTCCGCACTGAAGTTCTCGCAAAGACTGGTGACGCTGAGAAACGCATGATTATCGTGGAATACGGCCTGAAGGTTCGTACCCAGAAGGCTCACGGCGTCATCCGCGACCTCACCACATCGTAATCACTTCGGGGGCGGCGCAAGCCGCCCCCAAACTCATTGATTGTGGACTTATGAAGAAGCTCTTAGATACTGATCCGATTACCGGCATCCGTCATATGTTTGAATATGATGAGGCAACGGATCAAGCAACGATCACTGCTGAACAAGATGTTTCAAACGTGATTGAATCCAATAAGCGCGTGTACAACGACGCAAATGGAAAATACGGAGATTGGACACGAGTAGCGTCCATCCCAATGGTTGTTTACATGGACCTGAAGAAAAAAGGCATTTTGGACGACCAAGTTGCTTTGAAAAGATGGTTAAATGACCCCGACAACAAATATTTCCGCACAAGACCGGGAACAATTTAATGGCAATTGCGACATATTCCGACCTGCAATCTGCTACGGCTGATTGGCTGAACCGGCAAGACCTGACGGCGGTGATCCCGACGTTCATCACGCTTGCTGAAGCCAAATTCAACCGCGAATTGCGCACACGGGATATGCTTACTCGTTCAGAAGCGATCAGCTCAAACGAGTTTGTCGCGATGCCGACCGATTTCCTTGAGGCTTACGACCTTGAACTGAACATGACCAACCTTTCGTCGCAACAAAGGCTGGTTTACATTGGTCCCGATGAAGCAAAAATCCTCAAAGCCAACAAGATTCACAATCTGCCGCGTTATTTTACAATAATTGACGGTGCGTTTGAGATTTTGCCTGCTCCGGGCGGCAACACTGACCTACTTTTGACTTATTACGCCAAAATTCCATCGCTTTCCAGCACGCAGACAACAAACTGGCTGCTCACCAAGTCACCGGATTTGTATTTATACAGCACTTTGCTTGAAGCTGTGCCATATCTCAAAGATGATTCGCGTGTAGCTCTTTGGGCTGCTGCTCGTCAACAGGTTATCGACGTCATGTCGATTGAAAGCGAACGCGCAATGCGTCAAACTATCCAACTCACTGCTCGTAGGAGAGGATTCTACTAATGGCTTTCTCATCCTATCTAGACAATCAGCTTATCAATCACGTTCTTGGCAGCGGTACTTACCCAAAACCGTCCAGCCTTTACGTCGCTTTATTTGTTGGTGATCCTGCGGGCGGTGGAACTGAAGTTTCCACTTCTGGCACTGCGTATTCTCGCCAATCTGCGGCTTTTACCGTTGCCTCTAACGCAGCATCAAACACCGCAAACCTTGAATGGTCTGCCGCAACAAGTTCATGGGGCACAATCACTCACGTTGCTATTTACGACGCAGCGACGTCGGGAAATCAACTTGTGACTGCTGCTTTGGCTACTTCAAAAACGGTTAATACTGGCGACATCATCCGTGTTACAGCGGGTAATTTAATCGTGACGTTGACCTAAAGGAAAAACGAAATGTCTGTAGTTTATTCGACAACTCTTAAGACGAACCGTATGCAGTTGGTGGCGGATTTGATCGCCAGCAAGACCGCTGCTTCTTCAACTGGCACGGCTACAGCCGGTTCGCTGGTGATCGGCACATCCGCGCTTTCCGGCGCAACGGGCGTTCTAGCAACTGTAACACTCAGTGCTACACCCGGCACAGTCTCAAGCGGTGTGTTTACACTGTCCGGCGTGCCGTTGTCGGCAACAGCCTCGGCTACGGGCACTGCTGCGCTGGCTGAGTTCCGAAACAATGCCGGAACGGTAATTGTTAGCGGATTGACTGTGGGAACTAGCGGCACAGATATTATCATCAACGCCACTGCCATTTCTTCTGGTCAGACGGTGCAGGTTACAGCGGGAACCATCACCCACGGGTAATAAATAATGGCGGCGTCAAACGGCCAATACGGAAAAGGCGGGTACGGCTACGGTAGTTTTGGTGTAACCACCTTTACCGTCAGCGTTGCCGCGCCCGCAGCCGCAGCCCCCTCCGCCGTTACAATTCTAGCTGCTGCTACAATCAATCTGGCTGCGACTGAAGCCAAAGACACCGCTG